TTACCGGAAAACCCTGTACCGGAAATTTTAATCTGAATAGCAACGGCTATAGGCTTTCCATAAGGCGCACCATCCCTATATTCCTGCTTACTGGAAGTAACAACAAAATTCTTACTTTCTCCCGTATTGACAAAAGAAAGTGATTTTGTTTGCAATGCAAATGTATATTCCGTTCTGTCGAGAACATTTACATAATTAATCTTTTCTTCTTCCAGTCCTTCAGGATAGCCAATAAGACCCAATCCATTAGCAAGACACCATTCTTTGAACTTACCGATATTATAGGTAACACCAGCATCAATTACAATACCGAGAGATTTATAATATTCAACGTCACCTACCGTATTTTCAGTTACAAAGACGTTCATCTGACTGTCAATACCATCAGTTATGACAGTCATTTGCTTACTTAAATCCTTTGTTGTAAAAAGAAGTCTTAACATAGCTTCTAAAAATTAATGAGCCACTACTTCGAACTTCTGAACGCCATCGTCAGACATAACAACAAGATTCAAATCTTCCTTTTTAGACAAACCAAGATCAGCCAAAGAAAATTCCATAGGTGTACGTCCGTTTACTTTTGAAACAAGTACTTTCTTGTCACCTCTGATTGTTCCATAACGTCCTACAGAATCCTTTAATGTTACTGTATTGGGAAAATAAATCTCCACTTCCTTTTCTGCCGGAACAGTCGTAGCAATTTCCAAGATACAAATATTGCTACTATTCCAAGAAGCCTTTACAGAAACAATTTCATTCAACCCCTGCGGTTCAATCGTCAATGTAAGAGCATTATTTTCAGCAAATTCTACCAACTCTTCATGTTGTACGCTTTCACCGACTTTCCATTTCCAACCCAAAGCAAGAAAAGCATCACTTCCCTTTTTTTCATCTTCTGTAGCATTAGTAGAACCCGGAGTTACAACGCCACGAGGTGATTCTGTGATAAATACTCTTTTTTGTTCACAAGAACCATCTGTGACAACCACTACATCAATTCCCTTATCTGTATCAACAAATCTATATAGTCTCATATCTCAAAAATTTTTAGTTTCTATACTTCTAAATAGAAGGAGGATTATTCCTTTCCTTCATTTTCAAAAATCCGTTCTCATCAAAGTCCCTTAAATATTTTTTAATCCATGAAGGCACAAGATTGGGATTTATTTTGCCTGAATTTTCCACAATAGAAACAGCCTCTCTTACAATAAGAGCTGTATACATCAAAGACCGAAACCAAGTGAATGTTTCTGTAGATTGCCCATTGATCGTATATCCACCCAATACATGTGCTACAATCAGCAAGCAAGCATATACAAAAAGTTTAGTAAAAATCATTCCAATTCCTTTAGAAGAAAAATCCTTCTGTTTCAAATGGAATACCCAACTAACAAGTGTATCTACTACAATTAACACTACAAGGAATTTCAGAAACTCCCAATCTTTGAATATGTATTTTTCTATTAAATCCACAATAGGAGAAAGGGGAATAGCGACAAGCAATGGATAACAAAAGCTACCCAAATAAGCCTTTAAATGATGTACTCTCTGTTTTCTTTCCATCGCTCAATAAGGCTTACTCTTTCTTGCCAGTTTTATCGGATTCAGATTTCTTCTTATATTCGGTATCTTTCTTGTAAGGCATTCCCACAATTCCTTTTCGGCGGTTTTCTGGAGTGTCTTTATAGAAACCCAATTTGTTTTTTACAGGAAGTCCGGTTGCTCCGGCTTTTTCGATTGTTTCTTGGTTGGCATCCTTCCACTCAATCTGTGGTTCTCTATAATATACAACAGATTTGTTGAAGTTTTCGTCAACCACAACAACACGATTAAGAGACACAAAGTCTATAGCTCCATGTTCCCTTTCAGTAGGATCAATACTTTTCACAACGTCAGAAGCAAAGTTTTTCACCTGTTCCAACGTATAAACCTCCCAGCCATTCTTTTCTGCAAGGCTTAAAAATTCGTTTATAGGAAATTCTTGTACACTCATGGACGTAATCATTTATAATTCAACACATACAAAAGTAAAACTTTTTTCCTATAAAAGAACAATATATAAAGAAAAACTCACAAGAGATAATTTCATTGTTGGTGCGGCAACCTTACTTTTATCTCTTGTGAGTGCCGTTCTCCCTCCGCACAGGGATCAAAGGTAACGGCAGAGCCTCTAAAAGAAGGAGCTTACAGCTACGTTCAAAGACGCGGTGAACAGTGTTACTTCAAAAGAAGCCTTTCTCACGAGAAACCATTATCTCACGACATCCTATAGGAAGCCTTAATGCCAGTGTTTCAGGACTTATCGTATCGGTTTATACTTCTATAGGGGAGCCGGCACTTCCATACTTCACATCCGAATATGCAGCATTAACTCCTTAATTTTGGGAAACATTTAAGGACGTTCCCCATCAACCTCACATAGCCTTCAAAAAGAAGAAGGGAAGCTATCGCGAATCACTTCCCAGCTTCAACTTTTTAAGCTATCTCATCTCGACTGCAAACATACAACTTTTGTATTCAATAATTGCAATTTTTGATGTTAAATATCCTTAATATCTATCCCACACGCAGAAGCTATCAATAGAGACACTTCGCGTTCAGTTTTAGACATCTTCTCGATAGATGTCTTGTATCCTTCCGAGTTACCGTTATAACTCTCCACAATCGCTTTCTTTTGTTCTTCTGAAACGTTGTAGAAAGCCAATACGCTTTTCTTTTCTTCTTCCGTCATGGAAGATTTATTTTTGATGTTAGGTAATTTATTTGCCATGATTATTTATATAGATGTCATTTTAGAATCAAACTTTTCTCTTTGTTCAAGAGCTTCTTTGTACAAATCTCTGTAGTTAACACCACCACAAAAACAATCGCTTTCACCCCAATAATCATATTGAGGAACACATTTAAACAACTTTTTTATATCATAACCAGCGTTATACAAATCCATAAGAAATGATTCTATTAAACTTTTATCACGTAAGGTTACGTTAATGTTAGTCAAATCATATGTACGGAAATAATCAATTATATTCCTATACTTTGCTTCCAAATACGGTTTAGGAAATATCAGCATTTCAAGATTGAGTTTGTATCCAGCACATTCAATTATCTTATCAAAAGAACTAACTACACCAGATTCACTAAGCAAAATTGTTTTTCTTCTACTTGGCATAATAATTAAGCAATTAAATTTAAGTTATCATATCTCCAATCTATAATATCACTAAACCTTTCTTCAACATAAGAATCTTCTTTGAAGAAAAATTTCAAACAGTCATCTGCCAAATCATGATCTTTAGAAGATAAAAGTTTTTCTATCCTTCCAAAAATGCCACCTACATATTCAAGACGATCTCTATTAAAAGTAAAAGTCGAAGAAAAATATCTCTTTTTCATTTGAGATTTAATAGCGCGACCTCTATATACTTTTACCCATTCCTTTTTTCTTAAACTACTTTCAATAAACCCTTTTCTGTATTTAGAAATAGAAGTAAGAATGGTGCTAAAAATACATTCCAATTCAAACATTGGCGGTAAATTGGTGGAATATGACTTAGTACCGCGATATTTCCTAATCATTTTTTCTTCAATGGTATCTTTTCTATAATAATCTTCTCCCCAAAAAAACTTCATTTTATGCTTTCTAAGCAAAAGTTGTGTTTTTGAAATACCCAATTCATCAGCTTGTGTCCTGGAAGAAGTAAACGTAACCCCTTTGAAAAGTGGAGTTATGCCATCTGACTTAACCAAAGTTTCCTTTTCTACAACAACAAAACATCTTCTCTTTATTTCGTCATAAATAGTGATAGCAATATCCATAAATTCAATACGAATATCTTTTTTCAAGCATCTGCCAGCAGACATAAAACGAAAATCATCAAAAACTTCTGGATGTTTGTCTACATAATAATAGGCTTTGTCTCGATTAACAAAAGTAACTCTTTTAGACACCTTATTATATTTTATGTATTTGGAGTATTTGTCAAAAATACTTTCCAATTTTCTCCTTGTAATAGGATAAACACGATCAACAGCTCTATGAAGATCGGCAAAACTCTTAAATCTAAGTTCCTTTGAAGAACTAAGTTTTCGTGCTTTTGCTTCCCAAAAGCAAGCTCTTTTGATCATCTGCACTTCTATGAAGTATTTTTTTGTTTTTTTGTTTTTATTATTCATTTACATTTACACTTTTCTTAACTGCTACAAAAATACAAACTTTTCTCAAAAGTGTAAACGTTTTAAGAAAAGTTTTTTGAAAAATTTCCCGAAAAGTTTGTATTTGTCTGTCAAACAATGAAGTTTGTGTCGAAAAACAATTTATCACAAGCTGTTTTTGATGATGCAAATATACAAAAATTGTAGATTTTGTGCAAACATAAAGGCAACAAAATGCAAACCGCCGGGCAGAACGCTCGCCTCCGTCTCGCGCGCCCGTAGGGTTTCCTCCCCACCCTCCATCCCTAAGTCTTGTTTTTCAATTTTTCCATTCAAGCGCGTATGCGCGTGTTTTCCTTTTCCCTCTTTTTAATAGGAGTAATCCTGTTTTATTTTGTTCTTTTTCTTTCTTTCCCTCTTTCTTTCTTAATAGGAGTTACCACTGTATCTTTTTCATCCTTTTTCTCTTAATAGGAGTAATCATACTTAAATCCCTATTAATCAGGTGATTGGAATCCAATCCCGTTTGAGAAATTTTTCGAAAAACGGGTCTTTTTTATGAAGACTTTCTTATAATTTGAAGATAAAATTGTTTGTCGCCCAAACAATTCTGAAAATTATATTTGAAGAAAGTTTTTTATAAAATATATATTAGGACAATACTGTGTATATATATATTATAACATATTATATATCAATAATATACAATGATAAGAAATATAGCGATAATATACGCATATATAGAGCATACAGACAAAGAAAAATGGGTAGCAAATCTTTTGACCGCTACCCATCCATCGAATAGTAAAAATAAGAATTTGAAGAAACTGTTGAGGCTTTGGTGAAGATTATGATTTAACACACTATGTCAGCTTTTGAAGATTTGGGTAGGAAGGTATTTCTCAATAGTTCCTACCCTTTTTGATGATCAGAACTTAATCTATACATATACCATGATTAAAATTCTTGGTCTTTTGTTTCATTTTCTACTCTTTTGTCCAAAGATACATCATTTTCGTATTCGGCAATCCTAATCATGCCAGGTTTTATTACAGTTTTGCCCTTTTCTTTAAAATAAATTATTTTGCCGATCCTTATCTCATTGTTTACTTTACTTACACGTTTTGTCTTCAAAAGAGTGATTTGACTTTTTAGTTTTTTGTCTTTGTAAGTTTTTTTGACTGATTTCCATTCGTAACTTCTAAAAATGCCATCACCTATTTTTAATAATAACTTTCTTCCGGCAGAAATTTCTACCATGAGCAAGTCTTCATTTGATACATTTTCTTCTTTGGGAATGATTTCTACATTCATATCTTTAGGAAAGAATCCAGATTTAAAAGCACCTAAAAGGTCTCCATCCCAAATATAGTGCAAGAAAACTCTACCTTTCCCGTCTAAATAATAGGTCACTTTCCTTTCCATATGTTTAGAGTTTATTTAATGGAATATCAAAATACACATATCTTCTTAGTCGAGGGTCGTATATTCGAAAATCTGATTCCGATAAATGAAAATTGATTTTCGATATTGGTATTTCGTCTATTTTAATTATATCTCTATATAAATATTTTGAAGGTGATGTATTTGGAATATCTTCAATTTCTGCAAAGAAAAACTCTATTGTATATCCGGTGATGTCGTTTCCATCAACAAAAGCCATCTTATTCAACGCTCTGCGTTCCAAATAAGTTACATTAGGAGTAGCTGGTGAGACTTTTTCTTTGAAATAATAAGTACTATCTATTACAATCCCATTTCTCTTTAGGCGATATACTAAATTAGGTGTCCATCGTCTTTTTTGAATAGACGTGTTGTTGCTGAACTTGATATAAAAATAAGGACAAAGATCGTCTGAACAAGAATATCCGTACATAAACCCCATTCTTATTTCTTTTAAAGTTAAGCCTGTTTTTTCACGAAGTTCTTTTGAATGGTTGCTTTGGTAAAATTTTCTTTGGCCTTGTCCAAATCCACACACTGAAATAAGTGTAAATAATACACTGATAAAAATTACTCTTTTCATGTTATTTGTTGTTTTTAATGATTTCACGTTTGATATTGTTGTTTGTATCCTCTGCCAAAGGAACCGCTATCAGGATTGAGAAAATCCAAAATCCGGTAAACCAAAGTAGGTGTTCAACACAGTTCACCAGATCGACCTTAAATAAGGTAATCACAGCCCCTAAAAGATTGTACAAGGTACAAATGGTTAGGATAGATGCAATAACAGGCTTACCGGTGTAATAAAGCCCGAATCCGGCCCACATACAAGCCGCAAGGAATGCTCTATACGGCTTTTTCTTCCTTGTTTCGTAAAGCAACGCTTGTCTTTCTGTCATTTTTGTTTCCATACTTTTTTAGTTTTTAATTATGTAATTGATTTTTGTATTTTCTTCTGTGCAAGATTGTATCCAGAGTGAAGGAATTTCTGTTTCATCTTCTGTCATCATTAAATCTGTTTCACTTTCTTTATCAGCAACGAAAAACGTTCCACTTTCTGTAAAGGTAAATTCTTCATAATCATCTTTACCGAAAAATACTTTTGCCAAAATAGGATAGTTGTTGTTCGGATTTTCAAAAGAAATGATTTCCACTCTCCTACCATTTCTTGTGCAGACGGGTTTGCCTACTTTTGCTTCTTCTAAATTGAAAGGTTTCATGATTGTTATTTTTATTGTTGTTACTTGATTGTGCTGCAAAAGTAATATCGTTTTTGTACAAAATGCAGTCTATGGAGTTAAATTACTTTAAAATGTAACATTTTAGTGTTACACTCTCGTTAATGGAAACAAAAACTCCCGTCCCTCAATAAAGAAGAACGGGAGAAAACATGAAAGAATTGATTGTCTAAGCAAGCGATTGGATCAACTTCAAGTAACATGACAAAGTTAGGAATTTGACGGGTGATTCCAACGAATTTTCGTCAAATTCATAGTCATTCAGCCATTTTTCCAATGCTTTTATGTCAATATATTGCCATTTTTCCTGTTTTAGACACTCTGCAAGTGCAGGAAAAGCATATTCTTTATCCTCATTAAACTTTTTGCATACTCTTTTGAGGTAACTTTTCCTACCTGAATACCAAACATCACCAGCAGAGGACATACAGTAATAGGAATTGTCCTTTCTTTTTACTCCGAACCGTGTCACAATAGGGAAATACATCCTATCGGCAAGGAAAATGAAAGGAATGTACCAGACACCGTACAAAAAGGTCATAAATCCATTCAATTTCGCTTCCGGTATAAATTTTTTGAGGGTTTTTCTAAATCCATAAGCAAAATACCAATTGTTCGCACCTCTTTTTACTTTTACAGTGTATTTCAAATGAATGTTCCTATCATACACCCTATCCCATGGTTTTACTTTTTCTGTATTCATAGAAGGAAGATACGTCCAAAAATGTTTCAATGCACTGAAATAGGGATTGTAAATGGTATGATTATGGTCTGTAACGTAGGAGAGGATGTTTTTCAGTATTTCTTTTGCTAAAATGCCTGTTTTGTGATCTTCCATCCCCTCCGCTATTAATGCAAGAGATGGAAGTAAGCTCCAAATTTGGTCTTGTGAGACAAAAGGAGAAAAACAGGGGTCTTCATTTTCAAGTTCGATACCGTTCGAGTAACCACTTTCCACTTTGAAAGCGTCAAAAAGGTCTTTTGAATTTACCGATATGTCGTCTCTAAGGAAGAATCCAGGCTCGTATTTAAAATATACTTTTGGATTCTTCATCTTTTCATCCTCATAGACACTCAAAGAAAGTCTTTCTATTGATTTAAGACACCAGTAAATTTTATCTACACAAGATTTATCCTCCAGCACAGCTTCTATATACAAATAATGTAGGTATTCCGCCATATTGATCGTCCCGTCTCCCCAATATAAGGTTTTCAGCCCCGTTGTGTTACTCTTTGTCACTTTACTTGCTGGGATATTAGTTCCCCGGCAATTGTAGTTCTCTGCCACTACTACAAAATCTTTAAAGAAAATGCTTTTCAGTTTTGTATATTTTTCGTCTATTGTCATAGCTGTATATATTAATGTATAGTATAATAAAGGCGGAACTTTCGCCCCGCCTGAACCAATAAAAACAAAAGTGTGATGAAGAAGATTATTCCTTTTTCTTGGTAAACAATCCAAACAGCCATTCAATAAGCCCGGAATCAAAAACGCCGTTCGATGCTAATCCTGCTCCAAATCCCCATAAGAGTGCTTGCCACCAATCCAGACCTTCAAACATTCCAAGATTGAATCCCCAGGCAAACATTCCAAGTCCGATACCGATCACCCAAGAGATGATCCGTTGTACCCATTCGGAAGGTTCTACTTTGAAAAGTTTCTTGATAAATTCGGTTACGACTGCTGTAACACCCACTACTCCTGCAAAAGTAGCGAAATTTGCAGCGTAATCTACTGTTTCTTCTGGAAGTTCCCCTTGTGCAAAAATACAGGCGACATAGGAGAACATAAAAGCCAATGTCAATAAAATTTTGTTCATGATGTGATTTATTTTGAGTTAATTAACCGTGTCAAAGATAGAAGAAAAGGTGCACTTTCACAAGCACACCTTTCAATTACTGTTTATCGCCAATGATATAATTACTTCATTCAATTCATCTATTATCAGTTTCTTTTCACTCCCAACTTAGCTCTATAAGCCTGTCGAAGATTTTCTACTACGATTTCCAAAGCATTTACATTCATACTTTCGATGATTTTAACTCCCGGCACAACCGTTCTCCAAATAGCGTTTCCGTTATCATCAATGGTTTGTTCTATTGTTGCATCCGGGTAAATTTTTTGCAGTTTTGTTTTAGCTGCTTCCAGCCTTTCTTGATATGTAGCCATAACTGTACTTTTTGTTTTCAAAAGTAAGTCCTCTCCTACTCAAAAACAAATACTTTAACAAATGTTAATAGTGTTGTAACATTATACTGTTACATATATCTTTGCATCAACATGAGAAAAGGTAGGAAAACAGAAAGCAGATTGGTTAAGTCGGTGATGATGTATCTTGTAACAGATGGATTAGCGAAGATATGTGTATCCGACAATGAGATGATCGTTGTTCTTATCGCAGTCATTTTAGTTGGTGTTATTTTAACACTAAAAGTTTTTGACTGAATTTCGACAAAAATGTAACATTATATTTTGTCATGTAACATTAAAGTGTTACATTTGCGGCAGAATAAAGAAAACGATTTTAAACTTAATGCAAAAAAATGGATTAAAAATTAAAGAGATTATGCAAGAAAAAGGTATTTCTGTGACCCAGATGTCAGAAAAATTAGGAGTAACAAGACAATCTCTTTATAGATGTCTGAATGGGAATCCTACCATGAATCGGTTAAAAGAAATAGCTGATATTCTTGATGTTTCTCCAAAAGACTTATTTGGCGATGAGAAGAAGGATTGATTTATTTATAGTAACAAACAAAATAAAAACGAAAAGTATGGAAACGAAACTTAAAGAAGGTGACATTGTACGGATCAAAAGTCTTGATTGGTACAACAATAACAAAGACGAAAAAGGGAATGTAACAGTGACCGGTTACAGTTGCTCATTCACAAAGGTATTAAGTGAACTTTGTGGAAAATGCTTAGTTATTGAAAAAGTAGAGGATACAGGAAGTATCTATTTAAATGATCTTCCTTATGTGTTTTATGAATGGATGCTTGAATTGGGAAAATACGAATTGAAACCTTTGGATATAACTAAAAATTCTATTGCAACTAACAATCCTTTTATTTTCAATTCTGCAAAGAAACCTATTTCTGTTTGTCATGTAATTTCAATACCTTTATATGTTGCGGTAAAGGTTCAGGAAACACCAAAATTCCAGCCTTTTCAAAAAGTGCTTGCAAAAGATTCTGAGAAAGGGATATTTGATACTTGGCATTGTTGTTTGTTTTCTCATACTTCAAAAGAAGGCAAATATTTTACCTCTTCCGGTATGTGGGATGAATGTATTCCTTTTGAAGGAAACGAACATTTGATAGGAACAAAAGACGATCCTAAAGAACGATAATCCAACGTTTCCATATTTTTAAGTTTCACGGCGGAATGATTCGTCGTCTTCCGCCGTGTTTTATCTCATTTTTTAAATTACTGTATCACAATGACTTATTTTATCTTACAAAACAGAAGATTGCCCAAACAAACTGTTTCTTATTTCAAGTTTCAAGATCAAACAGCAAACACCTCGCCTTTTCTTTCCATAAAGATAAGAGGAAAAGAAGAAATTATTCCTTTCAAAGACAATAAAGAAATGGTTTCGATTAAAGAACGTTTGATAGAAACATTTTCAGATTTTGTGAAAGTAGGAAACAGTTATATCAAAAAGACTATGTTCCGGGAATACAAACCTGTTTCCCGTCCCGATGAAAATGTATATTACCTCCTGTTCAAAACTTCTTTTGGCAGCATAAAAGTTAGATTCAATAACGAAGAAGACTTGAAAAAGGAACTTGCTTTTATGGATCAACTTTTTGATGTAGAATAATATAATCATCTCAAAAACAACAAAATATGGAAACAAAAGACAGAACAAAAACAGAAGTTTCTATTGAACTAAGGGAAGTTCAAAGAGAAATCAGTAAAGCAAGAAGTACAAGAAATTGGGCAAAAATTTCTTTTCTGAATCAAAAAAGAATACGTCTGCAAGAAGAACTGGATTACCTGAAATCCAAAGACAAGTTCTATTACCAAGAACAAAATTTGGAAAAATCACTTGTTTCTTGGGCAGCAAAGACACTCAATCTTTCACTCAATATGGCGGATTTGTCCGTGTATTATTTGGACTTGTATTTGCTTCATTTCAAAGAAAGAGGATTTGTTCCTACTGATGAATGGAAAACTAAAGAAAAAGCATTTCATGAAGCGGCAAAAGGACTTGCAGAATATATGCGGTATTTCTTTAAAGGTAAATCCTCTGACGATAATTCGGAAAGCATGTCGGAACTTATGGACTTGATCGAAAGAGACTACTATACGGATAGAGAAAAAGTTCATCACAAACAATACGAAGAAAAGTTATGACAAGATTGAATAAATTTTTGGGAAGATGCGGGGTTGCGTTGTTATTCGTATCGCTATTTGCAATTGGATTTGAATTTCATGTTTGGGTTGGTATGACTATTCTTGCTATTGAAATGATTATCATAGCAATCATTAGAGAAGACTATTAATATCATGAAACAAATAGATATAGAGGTCAGCGCGACCATTAGTATGAAGTACGATCCAGAATCGGAAGAGTTTAAGGCTGCGCTTGAAAGCTATCGAGATGTGATAGAAGACAGTGCCAGTGAAGAAGATATGCTTCGATATATTGCATGGTACGCCACAGTGTTCGGAACAAAACATTTGATTGAAGGTGTAGGCTATGTATCTGTGGATGGCGAGAAGAAAGGTGATCCAGAAAAATGGTGCGGTGTAGATATTGAGAATAGTCTCAATTATTAATGATACTCCTGATTTTTCAATAACTATAATTTAAAAAGAACTGAGTTATGGCAAGAATATATATAGGTGATACTCCTTGTCCTTGTTGTGGTAAGTCCGGTAAGGAAAGCCGTCGTTCAGCAAAAGACAGTATTTGTTTCAAGTGCATGGATGAACTTATAGAATACAAAGCTATACAAAAGCGTACAGTCAACCATAAGAAAGAATATGTGGAGTTTTGGGTGAAATATTTTGATGCTCCATATATTACAGAGAAAGATGATTACTACAATCTAATAGCATCTTTAAGGAATTTATTTTCTGCGCTTGATTCCCCTGAAATGAAACATGAAAATATGAAAGAGGTTACTCATGGCAATCATTATAGCGAATCGTTTGCTATAAAACGTCCATACAAAGTAATGTGGAAAGGATATGAATATCCAGAAGAAGGATCATTCATCATTCGAGAAGATATTGCACTGGCATTGGACGCGCTTGTAGGGAGTATTGAAAACTTTGTGAATACTGTAAAATCGGAAAGCAAGAAAGAAGGTGCTAATTTATTGAAACAACTGGGAACACAACAAATTAGACCGGATGAATTTATTGAAAGAGTAAACAGAGATTAAAAAGAATTGAACATATACACATCTTCAAAAAAAGCGTTATTCAAAGTAAAAAATAAAGAGTATGGATGATGGATTATATTCAGTATGCGAATTAACATACGAGCAGAAAAGAGCTTTCAATAGATTGAAGAGGCTTACAAAGCATGTAAAGATGCAGGTATTTTCTTTGCCAATAATTATGGTAATCTAATGGCTTTTGACAGCAAGTTAGTTGCTGGATATGGAGATGATGCTATTTCACCCGGCGGAGAATACGAAGTAAAACTTGTTTATGGATGTCCTGCCCATTCGTTGGCAATTTTCAACGAATGGGCAGACGATACTCATACTTTAGGGTTGACAGAAAAAGGTAAGAAATTGTATTTACAAAAAATGAAGAATAAACATGGACAAATCATATTTTAAAACACGAAAAGCGGAAATTCAATCCGAGATTGATAGTTGGAAACAAGAAATGAGAGACTTAGAGGATGAATATATATCCTCTAATCAAAAATTCCCTATTGGGAGTAAAGTTTGTTTGACTATTCCCGCTTATGAACTCCGAGGTCTCGGTATTAATAGAATAAGAATAGTTCCAGAAGAAAAGAAATTTGCTTATGTAACTGGATATGAAATTGTGGCAAATGAAGTTGTTCCTATTCTTATGAAAGCAAAGAAGGATGGAACAATATCTAAATTAAGAGAATATATGTCATTCAGACAAGCAATAATTGAATTAGCAGAATAGATATGAAAAGAAAAGATATAACAAAAGCATCTTCTGTCTTTAAAAAGACAGAGCAAGAACGAATAGGGTACTTCCATAATGATATAAGTCTAAACAGTGTTGCGGTTGCCTTTAGAGAAGGTGTTAATTGGTTTATAGATTCTGTATGGCATGATAAAACAGTAAAACCTAAAGTTGGTGAGTTTATTGTTTGTGTCCATGAGAAAGGAAAACTGATGGGTATCCTTCAAGAAGATCAAGTTTTTATATCGTCCCGTCCAGGGTGTATTCTGTATTGTTTCAGTGAAACAATACAATGGGCATATTTAAATGATTTGTTAGGTATCATGGAGGATTGAAATTATGACATTTACTAAAACGTGTTTTATACGCAAAAATACCCAGAGCTTCGCAACAAATTAAAAGAGTTAGGATATGAACCGTCAGAATGGGTATCTGATGATAATGAATTGTGTTTGGCTACAGGAATGGACAAATTCACTACCATTAAAAACGAAACTTTTGATTCTTGTAATCCACATACGACATGGAATTGTGCTGGACGAATAGATTGCAATGACAATGAAGAACTTTTCTTGGCTATTGCCGCAATAAGAAACGATACAGACGCAAACCAATGGTTTATATCTCGACAAGGACTTTTT